GGGCCTTTCTGAGTTTCGTTTCCTGATCTTGCAGTTTCTCGCCAAGCTCTTTCTCTTTGGCTCTGGCTTCATCATTCTTTTTGGCAATGGCAATCTTCATGTCATTGTCGCGCTCCAGCCACCCATAGTGGTGGCCCACTCGGTATGAGCCGAATAATGAGACCAAGACACCAACAATGAGCCAGGGTAGGGGTATTGGTAGCATTATTCTGCCTCCTGTCTAGCCTGCGCCAGCTGTTCGCGCTCATGGTCATCCTCAAGATGGTCTGGTGGCGTGTCTGGTGGTGGACCAGGAGTCCAAGACTCGTCTAATTCTGGGTTGGTCCACTTGGGCATAGCGCCAAACGGCTGATTTGGTATGCCATTGGTGGTGGCATTAAACCCGTGGTTGTTGCTGTATCCATATTGGCCACCCATCATGGGCTGGCACATTGGCTGCATCATGGACTGCTGGCCACCAAAAGCCTTGGCAGCAGACCCCACAGCCTTTTTGCCCATCACCGCACCAATGCCACCCACAATGAGCAGCACAATATCATTGAGCATTTTGGTATATGCCTGGTCTATTGGGGCCATGGATTTGATGGGCTGGGTCACAAAGGTCACAGAGTACAAAAGTGCCACCACAATGAAGCAAAGAATGCAAGTCACTGCAATGACTACAAATCCCCAGACTCTGACCTCGATCTCGTCAGGGGTTAGATTTTGCTTCTGGCTGGACATCGTTGACCTTTTTTTCAAGAATTGGTGCGACCAAGTATTCTGGACACATCTGGGTAAACAAACACTTTGGCTTTTGACACTCTGGTGCATGGAAATGGTCAGGATTCTGGCACTTGTATCGATACCGATCTTCGCAGCCAGTGAGCATTATCAAAGCAATTGCAAGCAGATATTTCATGTGTATACATCCACAGAATTAGGTTTGACCCATTGTGTCTTAATCTCTTTGGTCTTATGCGCCAGTTCTGCCTGCCTGTTCAAAATCTCCAGCTGCTTTAGATTCTGCTGATGCATCACCCTCTGGGCCTCTCTCAGCATATTGGCGTTGATCTGGTAAGCCGTGATTTTCATTTTCCAAGCCCCACCTTTCCAAGCAGTAAATTTACGATTCTGTCTGACAAGTCATCAGGCAAAAATTTGAGGAAGCCAAGGGCATATAAAGCCACACATCCGTAAACGAATATCTTTAGGCATAGGTCAAAGGTCTTTTGATACTCATTCATTTCCCAGCCTTGGATAAATAACTATCCAAAAAAAATAGTTTAAAGGTACAGCAGACCAAAGAACTATATCAAGCCAAGTCATCTACCACACCTTCTGGTAGTGTTGCAGAATTCCATCAACTCATAAATGCCAACAAATACTAAGAACAGCACAAACGCACAACCGCCAATAATCATAGCCAACTCGTTCATCTCTTGCTCTTTTTCTTTGGCTGCTTTTTCTGCCCTCTTTAAAGCACTTATCTCTTTAGCATCAGCCAAGTCCATCTCTGCTTGACGAGCCTTAATCTTGTTCCAAACATCAATCTTGCCAGTCTGCATGAAAAGCATTTTCAGCTCTTCCTCAAATGCTCTGGCCTGCTCCAAGGCCATCTCGATCTGGAGGGCCGTTCCCATGTTCGAGCCTTTGCCAGACTGTTTGGCTTGAAGCATGGCCTTAGTGGCCACAGACTTAGCATCAAACATCTTGCCAATCATTGGAGCCAGAGACCCCAAATCATTGGCCACCTTACTGGCCTTCTTGACCATGCTGATGGCTGATTGAATACCCGCTAAAGCGGTCATTGGATCGATGGGAATCATTTCTTTTCTACCTTTTTCCACTCAAGGCAAACAACCTTCCGATTGTAGACATCACCAGTCCATGCCCACCTGGTGCATCGATATTCTGTGGTTGCTGCCAATAGGACCAGAGCATAGATCATGGCCAAAACGAAATGATGACAAAAAAGCACCAAATAATGGTGGCCGTCATTAAGGCCGCAGCAATGAATGCCACAGCCCAGTCTTTCATAGCCCGAATATCTTTTTAACGAATTCGGCAGCCACGCCTGGGCCAAATAAAACAGCCACGATCACAGCATAGAGAAGATATTCAATCTTCGTCATTCGCTTGTCGCCATCGCGCAGTGACTTGTCGATGTTGTTGTATCGCTCTGCACAAATGGCCTCATGCACCGCCAGGCGCTTGTCAGTGTCGGCATCCATGGTTAGACAGTACGCTCAACCCAGTCAGGATTGTGTGGCCATGTAACAGTTGCCCTGGCATCAGAGACAGTTGCTGGAAAGTCTCTGAGTGTCTGGCGGTATGTTGCCCACTCAGCCTTCTTTGGAATGGTGCAATCAGCAATCTGAGTCCAATCACACTCTTTGAGTAACTGGTTACGTTGACCACGAATGTTAGCCATTGCAGAGTCTTTAGCTGCTTGGATTTCTTCAGCACTCAGGCTTTCAACTTGAACGATAGAAACAAACTCACCATCGTCATAAGCAGAGCATTGAACCAACTTCTGTGTCAGTCGGTCATGGGCTTTAAAAGCATTTACCTTCTTAGCATTGTTGGCAGTCAAGAATTCATCGCTTGGGCCACTTGAGTTAAACGATGTATTGCTAAACAGTTCACGATAATCGCCAACTGTGATGGGGCTAGTTAAGATTGCAATTTGCATGGTAGTTCCTTAATATGGGCCTGTATCTGAGAGTGCTGATGTTGGAGGCGTGAATGTTGTTGTGTATCGGGCATAGCCTTTGGTGATGCGTAGGTCATCAATGTAGCCTTTAAAAGCGGTTGTTGGGAAAGCAGCCCCATAAACACCAATAGTGCAAGTAGTACCGCCAAGTGTAGAACTATTCGTTGTCGTTGCTCTGCTAGTTCCGTCAATATACAAGGTAACAGTTGTTCCATTTCGCACAAGCGCAATGTGATACCAATTATTGACAGAACTTGTTACTGATGCAGATGTGCGTGTTGCACCAGTCAACATTGAAAAAGAATTTGCAGTGCCATCACCATGGTTGTAGGCAACGCTTAAATCATTAACCCCTGTTAAGTTAAAAAGAGCAGGATATGATTCAACTTGTGTTTGAGGATATGCCCAACATTCAATTGTAAAGTTTCCTGTCCCCATATTAAATATTGCATTAGATGGCGCGACAAGATAATCCCCTGCACCATCAAAAGCAATTGACCCTGTTCCATACTTCTTCACGCTAGTTGAAATCTGTGCATTGCCCACAGTTTCTAAGTCGTTCATCATGGCGTTGTCAAAGATGCCAGCGTTGACTGTGTTCAACAAAATGCTGGTATTTGTGACTGCGGTTAATGGTGCAGTTGGGGGCGTGAAAGCCGCTGTGTAAACTGCCGTTCCTTTGACAATCCTAAAGTTTGCCATATAACCATTTAGAATTTTCCCAGCCGCAGATTCGTATGCAACATTTAGGTTTCCACCTGTGCCACTGTAATTAGTGGTGTCTGATGCAGAAGCCTTCTCAACGCCATCCCAGTAGGCTTTGGTGACGCTAGAGTTGCGAACAATGGCAAGGTGATGCCATGCGTTATTACACACCGCACCAGCACCAGTAATCAGGAATAAATTAGCCCCACCACGGGTGTTTTGCCATGACATTGTTCCAGCATTGATGTGCCACATCCAGTAACCTGTACTGCCACCATCAACTTCAGCAAGACCAACATTATTGCTACCTGTGTTAATCCAGCACTCGACTGTGAAGTCACCTGTGCCAAATGCAAATGCGCTTGAGTTTGCTGTATTTAAATAATCACCCGTACCATCAAAATACCCTGACCCACCAATCACGCTTGTGGAGTAGGCGGTAGAAGTACCAAATGGGTTGAATCTTTGAACGCTTGGTGTGCCGTTGACTGTGATGGTTAAAGCGTTTGTTGAAGCATCAAAGAAACGATTTGCTTGGCAAGTTAACAAAGATGTGTTTGTAACTGCTGTCAGGGGTGTTGTTGGGACAGTTAATGTTGATTGTGTTGGGTCATAAACAGCCGTACCTTTAACAACACGATGGTTGCTAATATATCCATTAAAATTTCCGTTAGTTGCCCCCAATGGCTCTGCGGCAGAAATTGCAATTCCTGTTGTGGCGGCATTAGCAGTTGCAGTTACGCTACTTGCCGTTGCAACACGAGTTCCATTTACGTAAATAGAGACAGTTTGGTTTGAACCACCACCACGAACAACTGCAACATGATACCAAGCACCTACTGACATCCCATGATTACCAATAGCCGTTGGAGATGAAAATGCGGTTAAATTAAAACCAATTTGTGTATCGTTAATGTAGAAATCAATTCCAGCATCTGACTCTACAGGCCCACCACCAAACAACCAATAACTTGTAGGATAACCAGTACCAGATGGCATAGACGCAAGATTTACCCAACATTCAATCGTAAATGCGCCAGTACCAAACGTAAACTGACTACCAGAGTTTGAAACAGTTAAATACTGTGTAGATGCCCTGACAAAATTGTTACTCCAATTAGACCCATAAGGTGAGAAAGAACCTTGGGTTGTATTGCCGTTGCGGGTAATGGTGAAGTTGTTTGTACTGCCGTCTATAAATGTATTGTTTTGAGCGCCATTAGTCCCATCGCCATGTAAAAGCATGGTGACGTAGTTAAACTTATCATCTGGAGCTGCGCCAGAGACTGCTGCTGTTTTCCCTGCTGCAAACATAGTCAGTCCTTATGGTGTGTAGTTCTGACCGACAGTCGTGCCGTACCAGTTTGTACCATCGGCAAAGAATGAATAAATGTCTTGCTTGGATGCCGTGCTGGTCACAGTCGGTGCTGTACCGCCTGGCCATTTAACTGTTGACCAAGTCACTGTGCGTGAGCCTGTTCCATCTTGCTTCAAAAGCAAAATGAATGACCGACCAGCTGTGGCCGTTGGCATGGTGATCGTTGCATTGCCTGTCAGGGTCAAAACTTGAAATGAACCATCAGCCAGGCTGATTGTGTAGGCCGTGGATGTGTTGGCCGTATTCACCTCTTCGGTGTAGCCGTTTGTGAATGTGCCAGCCTCGACTGTTTTATTTGTCAGGGTCTGAGTGCCTGTCAAAGTAACATCACCAGTGGCAGCAGCTGCAAAACCCAATGTGCCAGAGCCGTTTGTCTTCAAGACATAATTGGCCGTGGAGTCAGTTGTTGGCAGCGTGAATGTAGTGACAAAGCTCTGCAAGTTAGAGTCATAGGCCAGCACATCAGTGCCAATGGCCACGCCAAGCGCTGTCCTGGCTGCCGATGCAGTAGCGCCACCAGTTCCACCTTTTGTGACCTTTAGCACTGGGCCAGCATCAAACAATGCGTCAATGGTGTCCAGATCGGTATTGATCTTTGTTCCCCATGAGTCAGTGGATGCACCGACTTCGGGTTTGGTCAATAAAAGGTTGGTCGTTGTGGAGTCAGCCATATTTCACCTCATGCGGCAATTTGCCAAGATTCACTATTATCAGCAATTGGAGTCCAAGTTTCACTTGAATCACTAATTGCAGTCCATGTTTCTGACTGGTCAGAGATCGGGGTCCAAGTTTCTGAATTATCAGAGATCGCACCCCAAGATTCTGCCGTGTCACTTTCTGCTTCCCATTTTAGTCTTGCATTGACCGCCATGGATGATGTTTCTGTGAATGCAATTGCACCAGGCTGCCTGCGCTGTGCATTCACCGCCATGGTGCTAGTGTCAACAATATTGAAGCCAGTCGAGCCAATGATGTTTGTAACCACCGACATTGTCGATGTGTCAACGATTAAAGCCTCGCCAATCGCATACCTGACACCATCCACCGCCATGGTGCTTGTGTCACTAATGGCGGCTGCGCCCACCGCATAACGCACCC